TCGTCCCTCACGATCCACATGGCTAACAGCAATACGAACGTTCCGGCCGCAATCGTAATAACCGCTATCATCGCGGCGCCCTCTCGCCGATAAGCTTGATCTCCTGGGCCTTCGCCTCGTAATAAGAGATTTCCGCCTGCAGCTTTTCGAACTTCGCCATCATCAGCCGGTTACTGGTCGAAACCGTCCGAGCCGACCAGCCGATCACAATGCCGATCACCAGACAACAGACCAGCAGAATGATAGATGCTGCCACCTCATCCTTCACTTTCGGGTTCATGCCGTTGCCTCCTTCGCCTTCATCTTTTGCTTGATGCGCCAGATAACCTCGAACAGCCGCGAAACGCTCTCCCACTCCTGGTCGGTCAACTGCTCACGGGTCACCTGTTGGTTTTTCACAGCTTCACCTCTTTGAGAAAGTTCTTGATCACCAGCATTTCCCGCTGCTGTTCTGCCAGCTCTGCCTTTAACCGCTCGTTTTCGATTTCAAGGGTGGACTTGAGCCGCACCAGGCCGAAGCCGCGCTTTAATGCCAGCCAGCGCAGTGGGATATCGTTGTCAATCGCTTCCATGAATTGGAGAATATGCTCGAAGGGAAAATGGCGGGTTTCGTTGGGGTTGTGACTGAGACAGCGGATCAGCTGCTTGTCATCCATCTCGATGTCGTCGGCAATCGCCTTCAGCGGACGTCCGGAGGTTTCAGCAGCAAAGCGCAGCAGCGCCTTCGGGTCGTCATGCCGGGCAATTATCTGGTCGCCGATCTCTTCCTGACTTCTGAATAACTCTTGCTGCTTCACCGCCACCCCCTCCGGACAGGAACCTTGAGGAGTAAAAAGTTCCTGTAGGTTCCTGTCCGAAACTTGCTAAAAAAAATTATGGAACTATGCCGCCTGATCAATAACCGGTTCGTCTTCTTCAACCAAAAGATTCATCTCCCTTAACTTGTCTAAGATTGCGACAGCGGTAGGAGATCTCATGGAGCGATATTTTCCGGCAATGACTTGTAAAATGGTGGTCCGAGTGACGTGGAACTCTCGTGCCATGGCAGCAAAGTTCAATATCCGGCAGCGTTCTTCGGTTTTGATGTGATTTATAACCATTTGCTTTTTCCTGATGATTTGTTAGAATCTCCAACTCTGATTAATTCCCGCCCATTTATTGGGCTGCTGTATTACAAATATGACAGACTTGGTACAAATGCAAGAAAAAAATATAACAAAAGTAAAAAAAATTTTATTGGCTTTGGCTGAATATCTCGGTGTCAAAGGAATACGAGGGCTTGCGGAGTGTTTAGGCCTGCCAGACAATAACCTTTATGCTTGGATAAAGCGTGACAGTATTGGTGATATTGGATCAATTTTAGGCAAATGTCCAAATATCAGCAAGGAATGGCTGGAAACAGGTGAAGGTGAAATGATGCAAAGACCTCAAACTGTTGCCGAGCAGATCGGTGAGGGCTACCGGCCAGAAGTGAAGCTGGTGGCAGATTATTTGGAAGTGAAGGTGAAAGGAAAAACATCGGAAGAAATACTGCGGATGGTGGAAGAGCTGATGGCGGACATCCGTAGTAAATATAAGTGAAGCCCTGTTTCCAGGGCTTCAGGTTAGCGGCGAAAGTAGCTGACCACTTCGTTAGGGAATATAACCGCGGCAATCAGGAAAACAACTAGCTCCGGACGTAGCCCGGACAAAAGCAGCCGCTCGATCTGTTTCAACTTGCTGCACTTCTTTCGGCCCAGGATACGTGATTGATACAACTTGGAATAATCTTGCATTACATCCCCCTCGTAAATTAAATTAGATTCGTCTTTTTAACACAAGCAAATGACAATATATGTCACAAAAGGGGGAGTGTTATGGGATCGATTCTGCAACTAACAGGACTCGGCTGGGCTATTATCGGTATGTTGAATTTTTGCTCCTTGGTATCAAAACAACCGTTGCCAAGTGACACTATGTTGGGCTTCAGCGCTCTTTTCCAAATGATGATTTTTATCATACCCGGTTTGATCTTGGCCGGTATTGGTAACGGGATCAGTAAAAAGAAAAAAGCAGAAACTTCAACGGAAAAGTTAGCCGAAAAACCACCATTTGCCCATGTACTTGAGAAAAACTGTCCCTATTGCGCGGAAACAATAAAAAAGGATGCCATTATATGCCGCTACTGTGGCAAAGACTTGCAATCGTCACCAGCCTCCTGATTTATTTGTCCTCCAGTGCTGAAGCCAGAAAACGCATAGAGACCTACGTAGACAGCCATGGCGTCCGCAGGGTTCAGAAAACCGGGAAGATTTACCGGGACTATGCCGCTGTAAGAGAATTCAAGAGAACACACCCAAAACCTGAAGACGGCCGCGCCTGGGATGTAGATCATATCGTTCCGCTGGCTCAAGGTGGCGCAGACAAACCATCAAACATGCAATGGGTACCCACTGAAGAGCATCGCAGGAAAAACGGCCGGCCCCGTAAAACATCATGAAATCAGCCGCCATCTACATCCGCAAATCCCGTGAAGACAAGGATAAGCCCTCCCACCGCCTCACCGTCCAGCGGGAGCAGTTGCCCGCCTACGCTGCTGCTCAGGGGTGGAGCAGCACCATCTACGACGACGGCCATGCCTCCGCTGCCCAGGGCAAAACCGAAAGCCTTAAGGAACGTGCCCGCCTCGAAACCGATATCCGTGCCGGCAATATCAACCTGATACTCACCATTGAACTGTCGCGCCTCTCCCGTGACGACTCCCTCCAGGACTATGTCGCCTGGCTCGATCTCTGCTCAAAGCATGGCGTCAGGCTCGCCACCATGTCGCGGATCCTCGACCCGGCGCAACACTCTGACTGGATGTTGCTGCTCATGGAGGGGGGCTTCTCCAGCGTCGAAATGCGCGTCCTGAAGGCCCGTATGAACGACGGCTGGCAGCAGGCCTATCGTGCCGGCAAATTCCTTGGCGGCACACCGCCACCGCCATACATTTACGATCACGCCACCGGCCGGCCGGTCATCGATCCGGACAAGCTCCCGCAGATGACGCGGCTCTGGAACCTTGCCGAAACTCTCTCCGCCAAAGCCATCGCCGAAAAACTCAAGATACCGGAAATTGCCGTCCGCCGCGCCATCAGTGACGATCGGCTCAACTTCTACCAGGCACAACGTATCAACGAAGAGACCGGCGAAATAATCGCCTGCGACTGGGAGCCGTGCATGTTTGCAGACCAGGCGCAGCGGATCCGATCCGGCCGGCGCAGTCGCAAAAACGGCAGCGGCCAGCGGGCAGCATACAGTTCGCTGCTCTCTGCAATGAACCTCGTCTATTGCGGCTATTGTGGCGGATTCGTAAAAACCTGGCAGGGGCCAAAGCGGGGCGAAAAGACACCTACGGCATACTATAGTTGCTCAAAGAAAAACGGCCATACTTGCCCAAAGGCGCGCATGTTCCAGCAGCCGGACATCAATAGCCTGGTAGTTGGGAATCTATTGAAGGTCATCAGCAACCTGGACGCGCTGAAGCATTTCTGGGATGTCTCACGGGATGATAACGCCACCATGAAAGAGCTGGCCGAACTGACAAAAAAAGCAAAGGCAGTAGAGCAAAACAAACAGCGGCTCGTAACGGCAATAGCAGAGGGAGTGATCGAATTCGCGGACGCGAAAGGACAGATGCAGAAACTTAACGAAACACACGACGAGATTAAAAGTAAACAGCAGCAGATATTAAGCCAGCTCCAGGATCCGCCGGACTGGGACGCCTTAGCCATCACGACCGAGGAGTTCCACAACATGGACATGGCCGATCAAAGAGAAATACTCCGCAATGCAATAACCCGCATCGACATCTACAACAGCTACGCCATCATCACCTATCCATTCCCGCGCAACATCTCCGGAAACCGCACCTCAAGAATCCATTTACCGCCGCCCAGAAAAAGAGAAAGCCTGTAGACGCTTATCTATAGGCTGGTTTGTGGCACACTCACCCGATCTACCGACTGAGCTATTGGGGAAAAACAATAATCTTACAGACGCCCTTTTGGTGGGGCTTAAGAGGCTGTTTTCGGCTACAAGCCTTTTTCGTCTGCAACTTGAGAGTATATAGCATGGGCTTTTACGGGCTGTCAACAATATAAAAAAAGTCCCCGGCGAGGGGAGGGATCAGGCCGGGGCATGTCATGCGGTGCTGCTGGTGGTGGTGCGGTGAAGGTCGTTAATTCGGTATATCTGCCGCATTGCGGCTCTTTTCGTACCAATTGTTGCCGTCATATTGAAATGTGATTGATCTGTTGTAGCCAGTTGCTGGGTTTGTCCACGCCGTCATTTTAAATTTTGTATCCCATGTCGCCGTTCCAAGCGCTCCGCCAGAAGTGTTGTAAATCCTGACTGTAATCTCCTGTCCGGCCTGTGGAGCTGTTCCTGTGGCAGTTGGATTGCTTATAGTGAACCCTGTTCCATTATTTGCGATAATAGTGAACAGCCCGCCATCTGCAACGTTGATCGCCATTGTCCCTGAATATGTCACCTGCTTGTGCGCCTGGTGTAGCATGTGTGTCCCGCCATTCTGGGCGATGATCCAGCGGACATATCCATTGGCAGCATCTGTACCGTACATGATTGGGTCGGTAGCTACATCTGAACCTGGGGTTAAAAGCAACGCCGCGCCGCCGGCTGTCGGCTCTAGTCGAAGCGCAGGCGCTCCGCCTCTTATGAAAGATGACCCTGTAGAGCCATTGGTCGCATCAATAGCCTTTGCGGTTGTAGTATCTGTCTGCACAGGACTTATCAGTAGCCCGGTATTTCTGAATTCTGTAATAAGCGCGCCGTAATACCAAGAGGCATTATCTGAAGTTGGTGTCGAGGGAAATGCCGCGCCAATTGTTAAAGCCGTCCCTGCCTTATGTGTGCTGCCTGAAGAGATGGCGAGGCCTGTATGCCCCCATCCGCCAAAAACATCATCACGCGAATTGAGGTCTATCTCCACAGTAATGTTGCCGCCCACAAGATAGGTATATCCGGTATGGGAGCCGGCGGTGGATTTAAGAGTCAAATGTGTGTCGTCTTGTACGGAAGCAATCGTGTAATACGAAACTCCCACCGGCGTGGTTGATGACGGCCCGATGTAGATAGTGGCATTTTCCCACCCCGTACCCGTCAAGAATTTATCACCGGACACCCAGGTAACGGCGGTTCCCGATACATCGATAACTCCTGTTGGTCTTGCATCTGAGGTAGTCATCGGGTTAAGGGAAGTAATGTTAGTACCACTCTTGCCCCCGCGGTGAACCGCAAAAGACCCGGCTAGCGCAATATTGAAATTTTGAATTGGGGACGCAGTGGGCGTCACGCCGCTCCACATCTGCGACACGACGTTAAAGTTGTTACCATTATTTGTCGGCGGATTATCGTAGGAGTTCACCTCTACAGTGCTGGCCGCCAAAGGAAGATCCTGGGTAACATTGGGGACAACATTGCCGCCATTAAAGATGTGCAGCCGGTTTTTTGTATAAACGTCGTTGGCGGGCAGTTTCTTGAGCTCTACGGCCGCGGCAGAGAGGTTGGTAAATGGTTTAGCCTGGCCTGAAGGGCTGACGATCAGGCCGGCAGCACCGGCAGCGGTGCCGTAGAGCAGAGCAGCAATGATAATAATAGCAGTTCTCATGGTTCCTCCAATCATATCTTGTACCAGTTATTATCAGTGGCCGAAGGAAATATCCGGATTGCCTCCAGGGCCATGGTTATGTCGAGATAGGGCAGACCGGCAATGGTACCGCTGGCCGGAGTGATGCGGTTGGCGTAGCCGCTGGTGTCGTCCTTGTCCTTAATGATGACCATAATATTGGCGCTGGGATCGTTGGCTGCCGGGATATTAACCGCTGTGTCCGGTGCGGGGGCCGTAACCTTGACGACAGTGTCGGAAGGGCTGCCGGTAAAGGTACGGGCATAGCGGATATCCAGCAAGGCGTAGAGTACATCAATGGGAAAAATATTAGCCATAGCCGGCTCCTTTAATCGTTAGCGTAAACTTCGTCACGGTACTCGATGCCCGTGAGAGTGGCATTCATGGTGTCCGCCTGGCGCTTGACGCCGATGCAGCGGAACTTCATCCGCTCCTGGGTCAGCTTGGAAAGCACATAAGGGTACTCGTAATAGTGGTTGGCGGGCAGCCCCTCCGGGCACGGGAGGCTGGTAAGGGCGCTGCCGGCCAGCGTGCCGGTCCAGACAAAAAGCGTGCCGTCGGTACCCCAGACGGTGAGCTGGTAGCTGATGCCGGCCTCGGGGGTAAATGGCTGGTCCAGGGCGACACTGACACCTGGAATAACGGTGACCAGGCGACCGGAGAGGCTGAAATCCTTGGCCTGACTGGCGCAGATAAAGACGTCGCCGGTGGTGACCTCGATGGCGTCCATGCCGGCATCGAAGCTGACCGTGGAGCCGACGTAGCGGTTCTGTAGCAGCATATAGTCCAGCAGGGCGGTGGCCTGGCTCTCCCGCGTTACCCCGACCTGCACCGGAACATTACGGACGATGGGGTATTCGGCACCCTGGACGTCCTCTCGGCTGATATCCTTCTGCTCGTAGTTAGCGGCAGCATCGAGGAAACTGGTGGTGAGGATATTGGCGCGATCGGCGCGGGGGATGGGGGAAAAGCTGACGTTGTTACTGTTCCCTTCGCCGAACACCTGGCGATGGGTAGTCGCCTTATCCACCCAGACGCTGTACTTGTTGCCGCGGCGTAGCAGGTTACCACGGGCGGTCTGGGCCGCCTTTATGGCGATGCTCCAGAGATCGGCACTGAAGTCGATAACCGCGTCGAACAGGTGGCGAGGGGCGCCGTCTTTCGTCTCCATGTTCCAGGTGTCCCAGGCCGCGAAGGCGTCCCAGTCGATGTTATTCTGGGTAATGCGGCCATGACTGCCGTCAATGAGCATCCTGGCCACGGCCCAGGCGGTGTGGCGGGAAACGTAGGGGTCGGCGGTCTCGTGGAACAGCAGCAGCGACGTATCAGCCGGAATGGGTTCGCTCTCCTGGATGTAGAGTACCGACTGGCCGCCGCCAACGGTCCAGGTCTGGACACGGCTGAAATACTTGGTCAGTAGCCGGTCAGGCTGGGCATAGCCGCTGGAGTCCATGCGCACCAGCCAGTAAAAGAGACCATCCGGAGCGGCGAGGCTGGCATTGATGGTGATCTTGCGCATACCGGTTACCACAACGTTATTCACCAGCAGGTAGGTGTTGATGATGCCGTGATCGGTAACCACCGCGGCGTCAATGTGGCTGGCCGGGACGGTCAAGGGGGCGGCGGTAATCTGCTCGGTCACTTTCGGACGGCCTCCGGAGAGGCGCTCGCTGGCCTTAATGCGCAGCCCCAGCAGCGGGTGCTCGGGATAGGAGAGAGTCGCGTCGACGATCTCGGCATAACCGCGCAGATAGATGTCATCCTGCCAGGCGATCTCGGTATGGTCCACCGTGGTACGCCAGAGGCGGAAATCATAATCCCCTTCGGTCAGGCCGGTCAGTTCGGTCTGGAAACTGACCGGGCGCTGGGCGTTATCGCTGAAGCCGGAGATCAGGAAAGCGCCATCCGGTGAGCTGTCATCGAGGCGCAGATTGTCGATGCGCACCTCGTTGACACTGTAATTGCCGGGAGTTGACGAAGCAACCACCACGGCCAACTGGTACTGGTCCAGGGCGAGACCGGCAATGGCGATATTGTAGCTGCCTGAACCGGGCACCGTAATGCTGCCAAGCAGCGTCCAGCCGCTCCCCACGGGACGGTAGTAGAAGTTGAAGTCGGCGGAGGAGACGGATGCTCCGGCGACATTGAGGGTGAAGTACATGGCCCGGACAGCGTTGACCGTCTCGAAACCGGCAATGGCAGTGATATCAATATTCATGGCTACCCTCCGCCTGGATCGCCGCCTGGCGGTGGATCAGGGGGCGGATCCGGGAAATAGACCGAGATGGTGGGCAGGTAGAGGGTGGTCTCGCTGTCGTGGAGCAGATAGGTGCCATTAGTGAGCGCTCCAGTAACCGGTGTGGTGCGGCCGGCATCGCTGAAGGCGTCAAAGCTGATGTCGCCGCTGGTTAAACTGCCGGTCTGGGTGCAGTAATAGGTAGTGGCGCCGATCTCCAGCTGAAACTCGGCAGCGGCGGCAACAGCGGCGTCAAAACCGGCACCGCTGTCGGTGAGGGTATAGGGGTTGGCGGAGCCAGTGAAGACGCCGGTGGTGCGGCGGATGAACGGATGCACCGGGCTGGTGGACGGATTGAAGCCGGGCGGATTGGTCCAGGCGCCGCCGCTGGGGCGATACTGGATATGGAACGTCACGTCGCGGGCGCTGGGCACGTTGCCGGATAGCTCAAACAGCCCCTGAGGGGCGGTGACGGTGAAGCGGATACCGGTCAGGGGCCGCTTGGAGCTGAACTGCAGCACGCTGGCCGGGTCAGTGGTGCTGGCGTCATAGGGGAGCTTGGCAGCGCTGGAATACTGCAGGTAAACCTGGCGGAAATTATTCAGCGGGAGTTGTTCGCGGTCGCCGTAACGGTAGCTGACCGAGGCATTCTTGAACAGCTCGATGCCGCTGTCGTTGAGCTTGACCGCCCCGATGCGGGCCACCTTCCCCTTACATGGACAGATGAGCATGTCCAGGTACTCGTTGCCATCGGCATCGAACCAGGTCTTTTCCGAGATAATCTGGCCGCCGGCGCGGACAGTGCCGAAAATCAGCGGTTTGACAAGCCCCTGACGAAAATCGTTGACCACGCCATCCCAGGTGTAGGTGCGGGAGTCGGCCAGGCTGCCGCCAAAGCCGGAGAGCTGGGAGAGATCCGGATTCATCGGCATGAGGGCGTTCATGATCATGTTGCCGGCCATGCTGACACCGACACCCACCATAGCGCCGGCGAACATGCCCCAGCCAAGCCCCTGGAAGCCCAGCACGGTGCTGGTGCCGCCGGTGTAAAGCGCCAGGCCGATGGAAGCGGCCATAATGGCAACGGTGCCGATCAGGCGGCCGACATCGCCGTCACACAGGGGTAGACGCTCTCCCTGGCCGGGGGTGTAGGCGTAGAAGCCAAGGGTGCGGGAAGCATAGCCGCTGATGGGTGAGACTACCACCCCTTTCTTCGGCAGGGCGTGGAGCAGGGTCTGTTCCGGGGTGACGATAGCCAGATGGAAGGTATGTTCGACACCCTCGGAGCGGATCAGGGCGATGCAGAAGGGCTTTGGCTCAGTAAGGGGCGACCAGTCGAAGCCGGCGGCCTCCACCAGGGAGCAGGCATCGATCTCGGTGAGCTGCTGTTCGGGCAGTTCGATCTGCAGTGTCCGGTAGACCTGGCGCACCAGACCGTAGCAGTTCAAACCGGTCTTGATATCGGAGCCGCCCAGGGCAAACTGCACGCCGATGAGCTGTTGCCAGTCGTCGCTGGTGATCAGGGGGCGATGGGTCATACAAAGCCGCCATTGCCGGGGATGCCGGGAAATGAGTTGAAGCGGCTGACATTGGCGTGACGGCGACAGTCGGCCAGCTTGCGGCTGCAGCTGTCGGGTGAGCCGGCAGTGAAACCGGCCGGGGCGGCATAACCTCCGGTGGACCATTTCACCCAGCAGCCGCGCCCCTTGTAGCGGTTCCAGCAGAAGTCACGCATATACTTCTCTTGCAGCAGCTTGGCGGTAAAGGGGTTGAAGATGCCCAGCTCGAAGGTGATACTCTCAACGGTAATAGGGCCGACCTTGATGATCTCCAGGGACTCTTCGTAGATGACAGCGGACTGGCCAGTGCTCCATATCTTGAACACCACCGGCTGACTGTCGATGCCGGGGGTGGCCTTGATGGCGCTCCCTAGGGTGCCGGCGATATTGGAGACCACCATCTGCACCGTGGTGATCTCCCCCTTGCCGTCGTCGGTCAGCTCCTGGATCATGATAGGGAACGGCTGGTACTCGTGGCCGTCGGCAGTGACCGCCTCCGGCGACGGGGTCAGGTAACGGACGTCACCAGGGGCCAGCTGCACGTCAAAGAGCGGCAGCCAGATAGGCGGCTCACTGAAGCTGCGGTGGTCGTTGCCGGGGATGGGGAGCATCAGACCTCCTCGACGGTGATCTCGACGGACCACTGACCATAGGCCAGGGGGGTGAAAATGACCTCGTCGTCGGAGACGCGGCAATACTTGATGGTGATGCCGCCCAGGCCGGACCAGAGGCCCGTCGGCGGGATGATCCAGAAGGCGTTGGACTTCACCTGGTCGAGCCAGTTCTCCAGGATGTTCTTCTCTGCCTCGGCCAGGCGGCTCCACTTGAGGGGGTACTTGTAGCGGGAGTGGGGGTAGCGCTCCCGCTGCTGCACGTAGCCGGCCGCCGCCTCGAACTTGATGCGGGGCGTCTTGCGGTGCTGGGGTGAACCCCAGTCAGGGGAGGGGAGCATGTCAAAGACTTCATCCTGGACAATAACCGGCATCAGATAGCCCCCCCTGCCATGGCGCTGCGAAAGGCGGGCGAGGTGCGCATGCGGCGCATGACCACATCCACCACCCAGGCTTCACCATCGAAGCGGGGGGCGCCCTGCTGCTCGGCCTGGAGCTGCTGGCCGGACTGGTTGATGATGTTGACCTGGACGTTGCCGCCGCCACCGCCACCGTTAAGCGCAGCCAGTGCCGCCATCCCCTTGCGGGAGAGGACACCCTCGCCGGTCTGGAGAATGGCCGGCACCTCGTCGGCTGTCAGGCCGCCAAAGTGGAAGCGAGGGACGTAACCGCCGGAATGGAAGGTCGGCGGGGTAAAGGCATTGGCATCAGATTGGAGCACGCCGAAGGAGTTGCCCTCGCCGGCCAGGGAGCCGGTCATGAAGCCGGCCAGCTTGCCAATAAGAGCATTGGTGGCCATCTGGGCATAGAAGTTGGCCAGTGCCCGCTGCAAAGTGCCGAGGAAGCTGGAGAACACCTGACCCAGAGTGTTGAACTTGCCGGCCATCAGGTCAAAGAAACCGTCGGAGAAGGCCTGCTGCATTGCCTGGGCGGTTGAGCGGGCCAGCTCGCTGCCCAGCTGGAAGGTGCTGGCGGCATTGGCATGCAGGTTTTTCCAGGCATCGGCAAAGCCACCGGCAAAGTCGTCGGCAAAGGTGCGAGTCTCCCGCTTCAACGTGTTCAACTCAAGGCGGGTCTGCTGGATTGCCTTGGAAGCGGTGAGCCAGGCCTGGGGATTCTTGGTGACATCGATACTGCCGAGGAAACTTTCCTGGCTGGCCAGCTTTTCTGTGTAGAGCTGTTGTTTCCGCTCGACGGCAGTCTGGCGGTTGATCTCTCCCAGCTTCTCGGCGGCATCCACCTCCGCCAGGCGCATATTGAGACTCTCTTCCGCCAGGGCGCGCTTTTCCTGGGCGGCCCGCTTCAGTTCGGCCAGCCGCTCCGCTTCAGTTCTTTCGGCCTGCCGGGCGGCATCCTCGTCGGCCTTGTTCTTGTTCTTTAGCCACTTGGACTCCTCTTCCAGGAGGAACTGCTCGGCGCGCCAGTTATTGAAGCCACCGCCGGCCCAGAAAACATGGTCAGCCTTGGGCTTCTTCTCATCCAGTGGCTTGGTGCGCTTGTTGCTCTGCTGCTTCGCCAGCTCTGCGGTGCTGTAGTCGGAGCCGGTGGGCATAAAGCGCTTCATGATATCGTCAATGGTGGCGTTGATGTTGGCAGTGGTTGGCGCCGTCATTTCGGCGTACATTTTCCGACCCTTGTCGCTCGTCGGATCTACCCCGGTTTTAATCATACGCCAGGCGTCTCTGACCCGGTCGGGTATGGCTGCGGCATGTACGGCCATGATTTGTAGGCCGCCAATGAACTCCTTGAGCTTATTGAGTGCCGGGGTGATGGCCCGGACAATATCGGTAAATACCGGCATGAGGGCGCTGCCCATGGCGCCTTTCGCCTCAAACATGGCGTTGTTCATCCGGTTGATTTCCGCCGCGGCGCTGCGGGCGCCATCGCTGGCGGCCTTGCCATAGGTGAGCTCCAGTTGCACTGCCAGTTTTGGCAGCAGTTCGTCGGCAATGACTTTGCCGTCCTTGAGCATCTTGTCCAGTTCGGCGGTGCTGACTCCCATGGCATCAGCGGCCATCTTGAAGGCACCGGGGAGGCGCTCGCCCAGCTGGCCCCGCAGCTCTTCCGCCTGTACCTTACCCTTGCTCATCATCTGCTGCAGGGCGTTGAAAATGCCCTTGGTTTCGTCGGCGGACAGGCCCAGGGCGCTGGTAGCCTTGGAGACGGATTCGAAGACCTTGCGGCCGGCTTCACCTTCCAGGGTGGTGCCGCGGATGGCGGCCATGAACTTGCCGTAGCTCTCCGCCGTGCCCACCATGTCCAGACCCATCTTTTCGGAGATCTGGCGCACGTACTCGAACTCGCGCCCCCCCAGGGAGGCGGAACCGGCGGCGGCGTTCATCAGTTTGCCCAGCTTTTCGGTCTGCAGGCCGGCGTCGATGAACGATTTGGTCAGGGCAGCCACACCGGCCAGGGAGAGGGCGCCCACCAGCGAGGTCAGGGCGGTGTTAAGCTCACTGAACCTGGTACTGATGCGGGTGACATCGGCGTTGAGCTTCTGGAACTGGGAGCTGACGGCATCGAAGCCGGTACCGCTTATGTTGATCTTCAGGTCGGCTGACATACCCCTCTCCTAGTCGGGACAGCTGGCGCAGATAGTGGCCAGGCTCTCTGCGCCAAAGCTGGCGCGGCACTGCTCGATATACTGACCGCCGCACTCTTCGCCGGGCTGCTTGTTGCGGCGCTGGCGGCCAGGTTGGCTGCCAGTAGGCGGCTCCTTGACCCCCATGAAGGCCATGACGCTTTCACGGAACAGGATCTCCCTGCTGCGGTGTTTGATATACGGCTCGCACTCCTTGAGGGTGAACCCCCAGAGGATAGCATCGCGCCTGGTTATGTCCCCTCCGGAGAGGATGCAACAGAGCTCTCCGATATGGTCGTACCCAGGGACTTCTCGATGTGGGCGATCAACCCGGCCACCTGCTCCAAGAGAGAGGCAATCGGGTTGCAGGAAAAAAAATCAGTGACGATCCTGACGGTGGTATCGAAGTCCGCCTCAACGATGTTGTCCAGGTATTCGGCCAGCTTCTTGCCTGCCAGGGCTTCTCCTTCGCGGCGCAGCACTATGGCCAGGGCTTCGGGCAGTTTATCTGCCAGTGCCCCGATTACGGCCACGGGTTCAAAGGAGGTGAAGACAACGCCCTGAAGGGCGGGGATCAGTTGGGATATCTGGCCGAGTACCAGGGGCTGCTGGATGTACTCGATGCCATTGATGGTGTATCTCATGGAACCCTCTTTCGCCTGAGTGGGCGGGGCAGCGGACTGCCCTGGTAATTTACAGGAACTTGATGCTGATCTCGTCGTCGCCGCTGCTCATGGCCAGCTGGAAATCGCAGTTGGCCAGTTCCAGTCCCTCGCGCTCTCCTTCGCCGACTTTGGTGAACACGGCCTTGGGGGCGGCAATCTGGATTTTGTTGTACTGGGTGGCGCCGACGGCACCGATGTTGAGGGCGCCGGAGGTGCCGCCCTTCCAAAGGCCATACCAGTCCTTGCTGGCCACCAGGGTCATCTCCGGATCAAAGGAGCCGGACGGGTCACGATCGGCGATCATGAAGCTCTTGTAGCCGGTGACGGCGTTGGCATCCTCGCGGGGGGCCAGCTTATTGCCCATGTCGATGCTAAAGCTCTTGAACACGGGGGTGTAGCCGCCGATGGTCATGAGGGCATTGTTCATGATGGGGGGCGTCACGGCCAGGAAGGTGCCGGTAAGCATGGCGCCGTCAATCGGGGCGTTGTAGGCGCCGATGAAGTCGAACTCGGCCATCATCACTTCGCCGTTGTTGCCGGAAAACTTCACCGTACCGCGGGCGCCGTGGATCTTCTTAATGACACCGTCGGTGTAGAGGCCGAGGGTGATGGAGGGGACCGACGACGAGGCCGGGGCATAGGTTACGGTTTCCGAGCCGGGAGTGACTACCAGCGTTGCCGCGAAACCGCAGGCCCGCAGGTACGGGTCGATCAGGGGCAGGTTATTGGCGGCAAAGGCGGCGACCCTGCCCACCAATTCGGTTTTGAAGCTGATGTGGGCCAGCTGCATGCCGGGGATCTGCTGCACCTTGGAGAGGGTTGGCAGCACTGCCAGGCGGGGCAGCATCTTGATATCCGGCGTCCATTTCGGGTCTATGATGGTGATGCCGGTTTCGGAATTGGTCAGGGTTTCGGCGACCCCTTCGGAAGCCTCGATCTTGCCGGCCAGGATTCTCCGTTTCGTCAACATGGTTACTTCCCTCCTTTAAGTGGCGCCGGTGCCGGTGCCGGTTTGTCATCGCTGACGATCTTGATTTCGCTGGCGTCGGTTTCGGTGATGCTGATTTTGTCGCTCATGGCTGGTTCTCCTTCACTTTAATGGCAGTACTGTAGCCGATACAGGTGTTGATGGTGACTGGTCCTGGTCGCTCTTGACCGTGTTCTTTTCGCCGCTCTGCTGGGAGATGCTGATGGTGACGCAGCCGGAGATCAGGAACCAGAGGGCAATAATGGCGGCCCGCATCATGGCTGCTGTTTCCCTTTTACCCAGAGGTAGACCAGCTGGACAATGCCGTTGGCCTTAGTGGGCAGGAACGGCATCAACTCGGACAGGCCCCAGGCCAGCAGCGCCGGCCAGGAATTGACAAAGAACGCCTTGACTAGATCGAGGGCGAGGGTGCGGTCGACCACCGGGGAAAGATCCTCGCCAAAGGCCAAGCAGGCGCTGGAGAGCAGAACCATCGTCAAAAGCAGCTTTTTCATAAACATCTCCTTTACTCGTTAGGCAAATAGTCTTCCTGTTTCATGCCGTTGGGCAGGCCGTTTCTCGATGAGCAGTCGCAGGCGGAAAAGCCGCAGACCGGGCAAACCCAGCAGCCGCCATCGGACTGCATCAGGTTGCTGTAGTCGGGGCAGGTCATACCGCGGCCTCGCACACTTTCCTAATATTCTCCTGACGACGCTTGACGTCCTTTGGGTGCGTCTGGCCGTATTTCCACGACAGTTTGATGGTGGTGATGTCATCCAGGGTGATGGGGCGCCCCAGATCCTGCAGCCGCTTGGCCGTGGCCGGGCCGAGGCTGCCATACTGGTTAACGGTGTCGGCCATGGAGAGCAGCGCGGCGGTTTCACCCACCGGAATATTGTAGTCGCTGGCGAACTTGGTGGCAGCGTTGATGCAGTGCTGCAGCTGCTGCTGGTCGTAGTCAACGATGATGCCGGCGTGATCCTGCAGCCGTTTTGCCAGGGGCTTGACGTCAATGGTCTGGTTGACGATCCCCTTGATCTCGGCATCGGTGAAGCCGCACTCCTTGAGGCAGGCAATGGCGCGGTCGTTGTTCTGCGTGTCGAACTGGGCAACGCCGAAGCTCCAGCCGGATTTGCCGGAGCGGACACCGTCGGGATCACTAAAACAGAGGGCGGCATTCATATCGCCTCCCAGCTCGTTGAGCAGGATGACTTCGCGGAACAATTCGCTGATGGTTTTGGACACTGGCTACTCCTTTTTCCCTGTTACGGAAGCGATCTTGGCAACTTCGTGGGCCGGCACTCCGGCCTTGATGGCCAGCTCGATCACCAGTGCCTTGATGACCTCCATGGAGGCGCGCACTGAACACTCTTCGCACTGCTCCTGGGTGCGGTAGTCGGTGGTGACTTTTCGCTTGATGTACCAGAGAAAAAATCCGCAGCCGGCCACTGCCAGCAGGTTGATGAACCAGGCATCCATTGTTTTGAAAAGTTCGGTCATAACCCCTCCAGGTTAATTAATCACAACCCCACCGCCGCCCGCTCATCCCGCGCCCACTGGCGGATGCTTTCCACATACTCGCCATAGGCCAGCACCGCCTGCTGCTCGCCCGGCTGCATCTGGTACGCACCCATGAGAGCGCCAACGCTGATGCGGGCGAAATACATCTCATCCTCGGCATCATAGCGCTCGCGGATCTTCTCCTTGATGCGCTGGTTGATCAGCTGGAAGTACGGCGCTTCGGTCTTCAACAGCTCCCGCGCCGGATCGTCAGCCGGCAGCTCGGTCAGTTCAATACCGGCCGGGATAACCGGCTCAATGCCGGCAGATATCGACACGTAGGTGATGCCGTCCAGCGTCACCAGCTCCATAACCCCTTCACCGGATACCTGGTGCACTGTGTACGAGTCGATAATTTTTCGGTATGAGCAGATTCTTGCCATGGCTGATGGCCTCCTTCATGATATTCAGCAGATGCGGCAGACTGTCGGTTCTTTTGGTATGGCCAAGGATCGAGGCGGCTGCCTTTTGATTTTCGGTGCTACATACACGCTTGAACCTGTAAAGACTGTGCTTGCGAATAAAGCGCCGGCTGCGCCAGGTGCGGTAGCCAACGAAGTTGAGGCCGCGCTTTACTTTCTGGATGCCGAACTTTGACAGGGTGAGCTTGAGATATCGTGACAGGAAGCCGGTGATGATATCCAGTAGACTGCGGCACTCCAGTCGGGCCAGGCCGATCAGGATGAAGTCATCCACGTAGCGGACATATTTTCTGATGCCCAGATCCCTCTTGATAAAGTGATCCAGTGGATTCATGTAGATCAGCGCATAGAGCTGCGACAGAAGATTGCCGATAGGAATACCGGTTTTAGTGTCAAGCTGGGCATACATCATCATGACGGCAACGAGGCGCTTGTCTTTGATTACCCGCTCGATCTGCCCTCGGAGAATGTCCCGGTCGATGCTGGCGAAGAATTTGCGGATATCCAGCTGCAGGGTGTAGCTGTCGGCATCGCTGCTGCGCAAAGCCCGCTGTGTGTAGTCGCTGGCCTTGTGCGTGCCCATGCCGACCCGGCAGGCAAAGGATTGATCGATAAAGCGGCGATTGAAGAGCGGATAGATAACCCGGTAGATGGCGTGCTGGACAACGATGTCGCGGAAGTGCGGCGCGTGGATCGTGCGGCGCTTCGGTTCCGTCACCTCGAAAACCACATAAGGCCGAGGTTGATAGGTGCCGGCGTGGATCTCGCTGTAAAGGTCATCAAGGTTGGAGCCCAGATGCTTCTCGAACTCAAAGGTCGCTTTCTTGCTGCGCTTCCCCTTACAGGCATCAAGGTAGGCTTGACACAGGTTTTCTCTGGTGAAGATCGTATTAAAAAGGTTGCCGTGACGTTTCATGCTGCCACCTCTGACGTTCGGAATACGCCTACCAGAAAGAGGTGGACCGGTGATTTCGCCCATGGCCGGACAATAGCTCCCTGTATCTCCACTACGCGCTTTACCAGCGTGCGCCATGAGGAAAGACAGTCTGCGCGGAACCCAACATTGTTGTTCGAATTCGACCGGGCATTGTTGAAATTGACAGCCCAAACCCCGGCATTCGACCCATTGTTCCAATTGTAGCAAGAGAGCGGCACCATAATGAGTTATTGCCCGTTTACAGCCAACGGTTATCCTCCTTTATTTTAGTGATCCAGCCACCGATCATGCGGCCCAACTCATCATTCATCCTGCTGATTGCCGTGTAGCGATGTTCCTCTGTTTCCGTAGCCGACTTGGCTGCCTCTTTGCCATCTCTGAATCTGAAGTAGCCCAACTCATAAGCCAGCATCAGTTGCATTCTTAATCGCTCGTGGGCGATATCCAGATTCGAGAGCGTTGTCTTCTTGTGGTACCGTTTCTGCCCTTCACTGATTAAGTCGTAAACCTCGTAAGCCGTGTTCCTGATCCGCTGCGCCAGTGCGTATTTCTCATGACGCGGAAAGTGGTTCAGGTAGATGTTTAACAACTTGGCAAACTCGATAAACTTCCGGCATAAATTTGCCTCGGCATTAATCATGGGCCATCGCTATCGCTCAGCCCACAGGGTAACAGGCTGCGCGGAACCCAACATAGAGGAGCGAATTCGACCGGGCATAGCTGAAATAGACAGCCCAAACCCCGGCAGCCGACCCAGAGTTCCAATGGAAGCAAGAGAGCGGCACCATTTCGTTGATAATGTACTGATAGTAGTAATCCACACCGAACAGGCTGGCACCACTGGCGGATATACTGGTACTTGCCCGTGGTAGTCCCAGCCCGGTCAGCTTCCACGGATCGCCACTGGTATCGCCGGCCAGCACCTGCTGGCTGCTGTTGCCGAATTTCTGCGTAACTGCGCCGTTGACCATCGGTAGGCTAATGGCATCGAAGTTGGCGGCCACTCCGGTCGCACCCCAGTGATCGGTGGCGCCGGTGTTGCCGCTGGTAATGCTTTTCATGCTCACCGACTGCTTCAGCACGTAGAATGTCCCGGTGGTGATGGTGCCAGCTGAGGAGTAGGCGGTATAGCCGCTGGAGTTGATCCCGGATAATTCAAAGGTGTTGGTGGTAGCATTGGCAACAGTGTGGATGATGTCGTTAACCTGAGTCATGCCGACGACGCCGGTAATCAGGATCTGGGTGCCGTTGGTCAATCCGTGATTATTACTGGTGACAACTGCCGGGTTTGCCTGAGTAATACCGGTGATGCTCTTGGTCGTAGCAATACAGGTCATGCCGGGCGAGACTTCGTACATCAGGCCGTTCAGGTCGGCAATGCCGCACTCCTGACCGTTGTGGGTGGTTTTGGCGAACGGTACACCGGAGCCGGTCAGGGCGCAGTTCTGGTAGCCGTCACTGATAAACTTTACAGTGGTGTCGTCGCTGTCCGCCAGGGCGTTATTGTTGCATCCTTTCGGGAAATTGGTGGTGCCAGAAGACCACCAGGCGCAGTTGGCCGTACCGCCCGATGCCTGCCCGTGGGCCATGGAAATCAGCGCCAGAGCGCCGTAGATGAAGCGGCTGGTACAGAAGAATATCGAGTTGGCATTTTTTGCGCCATTGACGCCATCCCGCGCCTTGGCAACATCCAGCGCGGCATAGTAGTAGTTGGCCCCGGCAGTGCAGCCAGCCAGCGGGTTGTGAGCGCTGGCAGTTGACAGCGGCTTGCCCCCCTTGATGGAGCTGCCGATATAGCCGCTGCCACAGGCATTTTTCGAGGCCATGTACTTGTCAACGAAAAAGCCGCTCTGCTCCACATCGCCGTCAATAAAGGCGCGGTGCAGCGCATAACCATCGGCGTTGGCAGCGGCGGTGTTGGCATAGGCGGAGGATGCCTTAATCATAACCACGTTGCGGTTGATACCGTTGCCCCACGTAACCGCGCCGGCCGAGGAATAGGCAGTGTAACCGGTAGAGTTGACCCCCTGCAGCTCGAAGGTGTTGGTGGTGACATTGGCAACGGTAAAGGTCAGGTCATTGACCTGCGTCATGCCGACGACGTTATTGATGACCACGGTAGCACCATTGGAGAGGCCATGAGCGGCGGCAGTGACGACAGCAGGATTGGCCTGAGTAATGGCAGTAATGGCGGTGCTGTACTGCGTGCCGATCTTGTAATAGAACTTCGGCACCCAGACCATGATAGAGCCATCCTGATACTGGTAGTTGCCATAATTGGGCGAAAGGCGGTCATTGCAGCCAGCCATGGCGACCATACCGGTCGGGATGGCGGCAGGCGGAGCAATGCCGACGCCGAAACCGGCCATGCCGGGGGTGCCGATGTTGTTGTTGAAAAACACATCCAGCTTGCCATCCAGGGCGGTCTGCAGGCCGGTGATGGTGTTGATGGCCTGGTTGTGATCCGTGGGGGTGCGGGCGTCGGTGAGGCGGGCATCGGTGGTGTTGACCGGAGTGAAGCCAAGGGCGTCCTGCTTGCCGTTCCAGGTACTTTTCTCGGTGTCAGTGGCGAAGCGATGGGTGCTGTCCTCGGTGACATCGGTGGCCGCGTGGCTGTGGCTGGTAGGGGTACGGGCGTCGGAGAGACGTGGGTCGGTAGGGGCGACATAATCCGTTCCGGCTGTTGCTGTAATTATATTGGTTCCATCTCCAGCTAGTATGCCGGACAGATTTGTGGAAGTAGTTAAAGAAATCAAGCTGAGGCCGGCCGGTCCAGCCGGAGCGTTGATACTGACGACAATGACGGCGGAGGCCGATTCGTTGATAAACACTGTCGGCATGGTATCCTGGATAATGACGGTCGGGATGACGATCATATGCGTGCCTTGGCGATGATGACGAACTGCTTGCTGGTGACGATCTGGGCGGAGGCGTTAGTGATCTTGATCTCCGCGGGATAGGCCCCGGCGGTTGTCAGATCGGTCGCCAGCCAGCGAAATTCATATTGCCCATTGGCGGCATCGGTAATGACGGCGGTTTTCTCTAGGACTCCGTCGGCCAGCTCGATCCGCATGGTGATGGTGTAGCCGGTAATATCGATAACGCTGCCGCCGGACATGAGCCGTCCGGTGGTGGGCAGGGTATCGACACAGGTGAGGTTTAAGGTCTGCGACATATCACATCTCCCCTTCGGCGGAGCGATACTGCACTGAGTAGAGTAGTTGGAAGCCGGTGACAATACGACCGTCTTCGTTTTTTGCCAGGCTCTCGAACGGGCTCTGGGGCCGGATGTTTATGGCATAGCCGCCGCAGGTAGGGTCAGACAGGACAGCGGCGTTGGCATCGGCCATGAGTTCGCGGACGGCGGCCATGGTGGTTTTATCGACTACCTTGCCGATTACTTTGATATCAAGGTAACGGTCGTGATAACCGTTGGGGGTTTCCGTGCTGACCGCGGCGTCGCCGTCGGCATAAAACAGGGCCGGAGCGTCGTCGGCCGCCAGATCGATCTCGCGCCACTCGGCCACAGTGCGCAGGCTTGATACGCAGGTGCGGGCGTAGCGGCTGGCCGGATTAGTGAAGACGTAGCCCGGTTTGATCAGGCAGAGTCTGCCGCCAATGTTGCTGGTTATCTGTTCGCGTCTGGTCATGTTGTTGCCCTGGTCAATGTTATCTGGGTAAACCCGGAGGGATCCGGGTGAATTGTCTGGATTAGGTATTCCGTGCCTGCGATGAGCAGCAGGCTGTCTTTCTGCAGGTCGTAAGTTGCCACGTCCGCCGGTTTGAGGCAGACGCCGGGACTGGTGACGATGACTCCCTGGCCAAAGTCGGCCGGGATCTTTACCGGTTGGTCAAAAATGCCACGGACCTTGATCACGCCGGAGATGAGGACATCCGTGCCGAACTGTTCAAAGGACAGATCAAGGTCGGTGGCGGTGAGTTCGTCGAAAGTCACTTCTTGCCGGCCTTCTTGCCTGAAGTCGATACAGCAGCCTCATCGGCAACAGCCTCATCGGCAGCAGCCTCATCGGCAGCAGCCTCATCGGCAGCAGCCTCATCGGCAGCAGCCTCATCGGCAGCAGCCTCATCGGCAGCAGCCTCGATGCCGGTGTCAAGGCTCTCTATGAGCGCCTTGTTGACTTCTCCGTCATAGCCGATGATTTCGCCGGCCTTGAACTGCACCGGGCCAGCAATCTCGTAAAGCCCTTCGCCCAAAGGGATAAGGCTGGAAAGGCGTGGCACGGCCTGAGATGACGTCAGGTCGAGGATGCCGCTGTACAGGGTGATCGGTTGCAATACGGTGTAACATTGCATGGCTCTCTCCTGTTGCCCCTCTCTCCCGATCCGGAAGAGAGGGGCCCGGGGTTTTTAGGTGAAGGTGGTGAGGCAGGCGCGCTGCCAGTAACCATAACCGACGTTGCGGATGGCCTTGACGCCGTACTGGTGTTTGTTCTCTTTGAACTCCAGCTCGGAGCCTTCGGCGATGGCGGAAACGGTGACCCCTTCCTCTTCCTGGCGGATGATGGCCTTGGTTTCGCAATCGGTGCGGAAGGTGGCGAACTTGGTGGTCCAGGTGAGCCGCGCATTGACAGCGAGGTCGACGCTGAAGCCGCCGACGTTGCCGAGGGTGCGGATCTGGTTACTGCCGATCAGGTTGGAAGCGCCGACGATGATCTCGGAGCCGATGGCTGCTGCGGCGGCCGACATGAACGGTACGGGCACCATAACCAGGAAGGACTTGGCGTTCTCATTCATCGGCTCGCCCTGGTCGTCTTTGAAGCTGAGGATCTGCTCGATGGACTTGAGGATACCCCCCTGCATTTCAGCCGCGGTCGGTGCGGTGGTGGTGGTGATATCGCAATCGATATCATTGGACAGGGTGCCGGAGTCGCCTTCGCTATGGTCGGTGTCGAAGAAATACTGGCCGTCGTAGCAGACAGAAGACTCCGCAGCGATCAACAGGGCTGAAACCAGTTTTGCCCAGTGGCTGTTGGTGCGCTGGGCCAGCTCGCGCACCCGGACCATGACCTGGCCGGTCTTGTCGCGGCGGATCTCGTCAAGCAAAACTTCCATGGTGGCTTCGTAGGTCTTGTTGGCGATGGTCAGGCCGTTTTCGCGGAAGCCTTTGGCCTGGCGGCCGCCAATCCATTCGCGCATCTGCGGAGCCATGCCGAGCCATTTGTAGGTTTCCGACTCCTGGTTGCTCTGGAAAAGGTTGGTGATGCCGGGGATATAGGAGTTGCCCATATCCTGTTCGAGTGTGGCGTAAAATTCGCCGATGATTGCCCTGCTTGAAAGTGATCCTGCTCCCATAGTCGTATCCTCCGTAGGATTTAGTGTTGTTGGAATTAGCCTTCAGCGGCCCAGACGCCTCTTTTGCCGCGGATGATGTAGCCGTCGGTATGGCCGCCCTTGATGGAGAGGAAGTCGCCGCGCTGGGCAGTGGCCTTGGTGTTGATGTAGTCCTTGTTGTCGGTGCCGGTGAGGTCCGGGCCGACGAACTTGTCGGCAGCGGCCGGGTCGGCGCTGATCTGGACGGTGCCGTAGGGACCGGCGCAGACCAGGATGAAGTCGCCGTCAACGGCGGTGGCGGGCAGGGTGACAACGGCATCGGCCGTGACAAAGAAGGTTTTGCCGCTGTCTTCGAGGTCGAGGGTTTTGGCACCAGTGATGGTTTCATAAACCCGGCCGGCGTAGGGGTCGACGAAGGCATCGACGTTGAACTCGACCACGGCGACGGCGGAGGATACGAAGCGGCGCAGGAAGCCGACGAAAACGCCGCCGGTGGGAAGCAGGGTGAAGGTGTCGTCGTCGGTGGCATAGACCGGCTGGCCGACATCGGTAATGACGGCTCCGGTTACGGCCAGCTGGATCATGCCGGCGCGCTGTACCTTGACGTTGATGGCAGCGGCTGCTCCGGCGGAGTTGTCGGCCTTGCGCTGGGCAAAACCGGCGAAAGCATCGGCGGAGGTGAGGGGGCGAGCGTGGCCGGTGGCTTTGACGATGCCGACGGCGGCTCCTTCATAGATGATGTCTGAGGCGATGACCGGGAATTCGTTCACGTCTCCCAGTTCAAAGGTGCGGCATTTATCAGCTGCGAGTGTAGTCATGGTGATTTCTCCTTGAATGGATTGGGGCAACCGCCCGTTTATTTGCTCAGGATCCTGGCACGGCCATTTTCAGTGTTGCGGGCATAGGCCAGGTATGTTTCAAACTTGTTGCCGAACTCGGCGCGGAGCTTGCTGTCTTTGTCCCACTGGGCCCTGGCGCGATCTTCGAGGGGCGCGTCGGCAGCAGTGGCGGCGGGCGAAGCATCGTCTGCTTCGATAGCGGGTACGGCAACGTTAGCCTCCTGCTGGGCAGTAAGCGCGCCAGTGCGCAGCAGCTTCTCGGCGCCGATGATCTGTAGGGCGGCCTGCTCGCCGGTGGTTTTGCCGTCGTACTTCAGACTGGCGATGAGGGCTTCATGGCCGGGGATACAGGCGTCTTCCACGGACTGGATTCGAGCCCGTTCGGCAGCTGCACCTTCGACACTGGCGGCCTCTACTGCTTCTGCCATGGTGGCCTGTGCTTCGGCGATGATTGCCTGCACCAGCTCCGGGTGGTCGGCTTTCAGGGTTTCGATATTCATGGTTGTCTCCTTCAAAGTTGGGTTGATGGCGGCGCTACCGGCCTGCCATGTTTTCTGTGATGCTGTGCCTGTGTTGTTTTTCAGCCGGGCGACCAGTTCGTCGAGGGTGGAGACACCGTCCACCAGCCCGGCATTGATGGCCTGGCTCCCTTTGTGGATCTTGCCGTCGGCCATGCGGGTCAGAACATCATCGGCGGTGGTGCCGCGATGTTTGGCCACGGCATCGACGAAGACGCTGTAGGAGTGATCGACCAGGGACTGGATGTAGGCGCGGCCCTCGTCGGATAGCGGGGCATATTCGGAGGCGATGCGCTTGTACTTGCCTGCGTAGATCTCGGTGGTCTTCATGCCGGCCTGCTCTTCGGCGCGGCTGTAGTCGGTGTGGCTGGTGACGACGCCGATGGAGCCGACGATGTTGGTTTCGTTGGAGGCGTAGACGGCATCGGCGGCGGAGCCGATCCAGTAAGCGGCGCTGGCCATGGTGCCGTCGGTGAAGGCGATAATCTCTTTGCCCTGGCCCCTGGCGCGGAATACCTTCTCGGCCAGGTCGGGGGTGCCGTCGATGGTGCCGCCAGGGGAGTCGATGGCGAGGATGACGGCCTTGACCTGCGGGTCAGCCATGGCGCGGTCGAACTCTCTGCCGACGAGGTCGGTGGAGACGCCGCCGCTGATCCGGGTGAAGAGGTTCATTTTCTTGCCGATGACGCCGTCAATGGGGAGGATGGCGACACCGTCCCGCAGTTCGTAGCCTTTGGGTTCGCTGTTGAGTGGCCGGCCGAGGCTGGCTTCGACCATTTCCAGGTTGATCTTTTCGCCCCGCAGGTGGCGGGAGTAGATCCCCTGTATTTCGTGGAGCATTTCCGGGGTGATGGCCCAGGGGCCGCTGACTATGTCGGCGAGTCTCATGGTGGCGAGCCTCCTTTGGTTTCGTCTTCCAGGTCGGTGGTGTCATCCGGATCCGCTTCGACCGGTGGTTCGACTGACACGGCGGGCGCTGCGGGAGCTACGGGAGTAAGGCCGTCGCGGTCGCGGGCCTTTTTCTCCTTCACCTGCTGGCGGTGGTTCCTTTCCCAGTCGCCGCCGGTCAGTTTGGTAGTCTCTTCCGCCAGGGTGGAGAAGCCGCCTTCCACTCGGGCGCTGGCAGCGGTTACCGCTTCGGTTTCTTTGATGTGTCCCTTGGCGTCGCCGGCCCATTCGCACCCCAGGTAGGCGCGGCGGATGATCGGGTCGGAGAAGAAGCCGGGGGCAGGCAGGCGGCCCATGGCAATGGCATCGGTAATGACGGCATCCCAGATGGGCTGGCAGTATTTCTGGGCCAGCCAGGCGCGGGCGGTGAGGAAGAAGCGCCACGCTTCAAGCAGGGCAGCCTGGGCGGCGCTGTAGGAGGCGGTAAAGTGCTTGACCAGCAGCTCTTTGGGCAGTTCCAGGGCGACGCCGATCTGCTCGGCCATGGCTTCGAGGAAGACTCCGGCTCCGGTGTTGGGGCGGTTGGGGTTGGCCAGGGTAATGTCTTCGTCGGGATAGAGGCCGATGACGGAGCCGGAGCCGAGCTTCATATCGCCGGTGTCGATGCGCTGGTCCTTGGTGGCCTGATCAACGAAGATATCTTCCGGGTTGCGGCTCTTGACAAAGACGGTGAACAGCGACGAGACGACGGCGGCGTGCAGTTCGGAGTCGGTGTAGTCGGCAAAGCTCTTGAGCATCTCCACGACCGGGGCCAGGTCGGGCACGCCGCGGGTCTGGCCGGGGCGGCGCTTACGGTAGATGTGCAGGCAGAGGGGCCGGCCCTGGGAGTCGAATGCTTTGAGTTTGCTCCACTCACGCTTGGAGGCTAACCGGTTGCCGGGGTGAAAGCGGGCAACATGGTAGGCAAGGGGGGCGCCGTTGGCGTCCTTCTCCACACCGGCGACGAGACTGGCGCTGTCGCCGGCAAAGTTCTCGTTGCAGACGCGGTCGGCTTCAATGAAGTTGGCCCGCAGGCTGTAGGGGTTGCCGGGGCGTTTAATGCGGGGCAGGTTGACGAGGATATCGCCCGAGGAGAGCACGGAGCGGAAGACCAGATCCTGACTGGCAAGGAAGTTGTGGTGGTTCTCTACGTCCCAGTTATCGTCGGCGGTGGCCAGCTGGAATTCCCGCATGGCGGCCCGTTCCCAGGCGTCGGCCTGTTCGTCGTCTAGGCCGGTAAGGACGTCGCGGTCGATGGCGGCCCGGGGCTTGAGGCCAGTGCCGACGACGCAGGTGGTTTTAGTGGCGATGGCGCCGCAGGCCAGGGGGGCGTTGCGTTCCAGGTCGCGGGCGCGGTCCCGCAAGGTGGGGAGGTCGGGGATGATGACGCTGTCGGCGTCGGTCTGGGTGGTGGCCCAGTTCTGGGTCTGTTTGCGATCACGCCGGGCGCCGGTGTAACCGCCGACCATAGCCATCTGCAGCCGGGCCTGGAGACGGTTGCGGCCGGCCACCGGGTTGAAGTAGTTGACGACCCGATCAACCATGGTCGGTTCGATGTCGATGGTTTTGCCACCAAAGCGGACAGAGAGCGCTTTCATCCCAGTACACTCACGCGGCGGACCATGCGGCCGGTGGCGGAAGAGCCGAGCTGTTTGGCCCGCTGGTCCCAGATGGTGATGCCCTGCTGGATGGCGGCCAGATCGGCGCGGGTGACCATGCGGTCAACGGAGCCGGTGTTGAGACGGTAGGACTGCCCGGAGAGGACAGCTTCTTCGGCGGCGAGATAGTCGGCGAGTCGTGCTTCGGCTTGTGCAAGGGTGATACCGGCCATGTGCTCTCCCGTCGGGATATTTACAGCATGGCCGTTATGGTGACAGGTTTTATGGGATTGAGTTAACGCTCCCTGCGCTAACCTGCGCTAATGTGCAAGGCTTTTTCAGGCGGTGATGGAGAGACGGTATTTTTCCACGGAGCGGGCGGTGATGGTGGTGGTGCGGCTGCCGTGCTTGGCCCGGTGCAGTTTGCCTTCATCCAGGAGGTTGAAGACGGTGCGCACGGAGACGGACAGCATGGCAGCCACTTCCTTAGGGGTGTAGAGCAGGTTGTCCAGGATATGCTGGCGCTTGACTTCGTCGATGTCGCGGCGGGTGATTTTTTCAGCGGTCATGGGTCACTCCTGGGCTGTAGGTTTTTCGGGTACGTTCCGGCGCGGCCGGCGATGCCGCTTTCTTCATCTTGAGCTGCTTGTATTCTGCCAGGGCCAAAACATAGACACCGCAGTCCCAGTAGTGGTTATCTCTCCCCTTTGGGCAGGTCCATTTACCGTCGATGAAACTTTCGGCGGTCAGCTGCTTGGCATAGGGAGCGTCGGTTTCACTGTGCAGCACCCAGGCACCTTGATCGTCGGGATGCTTGTTGAGTTTGCCGGATAGTTCGTTCTTGAACAGGGTGGTGTTGATGTTGAGCCGATGCAGGCCGCCTTTGATGGGCTTGTTGCTGCCCGGCCAGAAATCAACGGCTTTTTTCCGCACCTTCTGTGCGTCGGCGTTGCTCATGCCTTTGACGGGGATGAAGCGGCGGTCCTGGAGGCAGAAGGCGTAGACCTCGTGGGTACGGCTGTGCTGCGGGATGGGGCCGGTACCGCCTCCGGAGTCGATGACCGCGCTCTCCATACTGATGCGAAACTCTTTGCCGCTGGCGGTCAGATAGGGGATATCGGCAATTTCGGTCAGTTCGGCAAAGCTCTCGGCATAGCCTTCGCGCACCTGCCAGCTCTTAAGGTCGAGGCCAAAGCGGAAGGCGCGGACTTCATACCAGAAACCGTTCTGCTGGGTATCGGCAGACATGAGGATAATGTGGGCTTCTTCGGGCACGATACCGCGGGGGCGTTCGTCGCGGAGTTTAAGCAGTTCTTCCCAGGGACGGATAGAACGGTTATGGATGTAGGCGACGCCGCCGTGGCGGTTGTGCCATTTCTGCAGTTTGATGTCGTCGCCCTGGGCTTCGAGCCAGTCGGCGACGACGTCGGAGAGGGAGACGTAGGGGGAGAGCCAGCTGGGGAAGTGGAAGTAGACGGAGCGGGGCTGGGGGATCTCTTCCTGGTCGGTGGAGCGCCAGCCGGTGGTCATGGCAGCCAGGACGGCCTTGTCGCGTTTGTAGTCGTTCCAACGGCCGCTGCAGTGGTCGCATTCGTACCAGGCAGATTTGAGGCGGCGGATGGTTTTGGGATCGGCTTCAATCTCGCCGGCAAGGTTGGCCTGCCCGGGCCAGCGGAAGCGATCGAAGGTCATTACCTGCTCGCTGCCGCAGTCGGGGCAGGTGGCGTAGTATTCCATCATGACGTCGCAGGCTTCGGCTTCTTTGGTAAGGGGGTCGCGGTTTTCCGGATCCTCGGTGTCGATGCCGGGTGAGGAGAGGATCCAGATGCGGTGGGTGTCGGGAAAGACGGTGGTGCGGGCCTTGGCGTCTTCGATGTTGCCCAGGGTTTTGTATTTGCTGATCTCGTCCAGGATGACGACGCGGTAACTCTCGGAGGAGACGGAGGTTTCGGAGCTGGCCCAGGCGCCATCGATGGTGAAGCCGTTGGCGAGGGTGATGGAGTACATGGTGGTTTCGTCGGGGTTGCTGCTCTTTATGGCGGCCAGGGAGGGGCTGCCGTCAATCATCTTCTGCAGGCGCTTCTTGATCAGTTTTTTCAGGGTGCGCTCATCGGCGACAACTACCAGAGCGTTGTCGGCGGTATATTCGCCTTCCCGCAGCAGCAGGCCGTAGAAGCCAAGGGTACCGCCGATCTGGATGCCTTTGCCGAGGACGATGGTGCGGATGTAGGGGCGGGTGGCCCAATCGAGGATGCTGTAGAGAGCCGGGTTGTTGCTGTTGCGGTACTGGCCTTTGCGGCTGCCCACGGGGACGACGACGTTGCGCTCGAACCATTTGGGGCCGGGGAGTCTTTTCCGCTTGCGGAAGACTTTGCGCTCGGCGGCACGGGGGCGGGGGGCGACGGGTCTGGGGCAGAATTGGACGGTCATGCTTCATCCTCAATGTCGGCGTAGCGATCGAACATGTCGTCGATCATGTCTTCGAAGGCGGTGCTCAGGTCGTGGGTGCGGGCCAGTAATCCGGCGCGCTCTTCGTCGCTGGAGATGACCGGCAGGGCCAGGTTAATCAGTTCATGGACGATGGCGGCGGCGTTGTTGTAGATGTCGGCCTTGATGGCGGCCCAGAGTTTGGCGTCGCGGGCTTCTTCTTCATCCCGGCGGATGAGCAGGCCTTCGCGCTCTTCGTTGTTGAGGCGCAGTTTGCGGGCGGTTTCGCGCTTGACTTCGTCGGACAGGTCGGAGGTGACGACCGCGGGGACGCTGTTCTTAAGGGGAAGCTGGTCGGCAGCGGCGTAGTAGTCCAGGTCTTTGGCACAATAAAAGCCATCTTTGCGCGGGATCTTGCCGGCGGCGACGTCTTTGGAGAGCTTGCTTTTCTCGATCTTGTACTGCTTCTGCAGATATTCCAGGGCTGCCGCCTGGGTTTTGAAGCGCGGCTCGGGGCCGGCCGCGGCCGCGGCGTACTCTTCCAGCGCCTTGCGTGCCTTTTCGACGGCGGCAATGTTGGCGGTGGTAGGCGCAGCGGTGGCGGCGTCTTTGGCGGCTTTATAGATAGCCTGCAGGTCGGCAGCGTGGGTGGTCATGTCAGCATCCTGTCCAGTGGGCTTTTGATTGATGGTTTTTTCTGCATGACGTGGGTGTAGATCATGGTCGTGGTTACGGACTTGTGGCCGAGAAGTTCCTGCACGGTACGGATCGTTTCGCCATCTTCGAGCAAGTGGGTGGCGTAGGAGTGACGGAAGGTGTGCGGGGTAACGTGCTTGTGTATCCTGGCTGCCAGCCGTGCAGCCTTGACCGCTTTCTGAATTACCGTTTCATGGATGTGTGGCCGTCCCTGCTCTCCGGTGTCCTGATTCACCCAGCGGGAATGAGCCGGGAAAAGGAACTGCCAGCCGAATTCGCGGTTTGCGTTCGGGTATTTCCGGGCAAGAGCCCCAGGGAGTTCGACTGCTCCCCAGCCGTCGCGCAGATCCTGCTCATGGATCGCCTTAACTTTGTCAATATGCCGCTTTAGCCGCTCCGTGACGGACTCTGGCAGGTTCAGCACCCTTGCGCTGCCGCCTTTGCTTTCCCTCACTGTCACGGTATGCTGCCCGAAATCAATATCCTTTATCCGCAGATGTAGACAATCAACTTCGTTTCGCAAGCCGCAGCCATAGAGAAGAGCGCAAACAAGCCAAACGTCGCCCTTGAGGTTATCAAGTATCGCAGCGACTTCTTCTTTGGTGCAAACAACCGGTATGCGTTGTGGCTTCTTTGCCCTGAGTGCGTTAATCTCGCCCGGTTCTTGGACAAGAACACGACGATAGAAGAACAACAGGGCATTGAATGCGACATTCTGTGTTGATGCGGAGATGTTTTTCTTTGCTAGGTGAGTCAGGTAATCTTCAATAGCTTTAGCGCCATGGTCTGCGTGAGGTTGTTTAATCTGGAAGTCGATGAAGTCAGCGACGTAATTGCTATACATTCTTTCGGTTGCCTTTGAATAATGTTTCAGCCGTATAGCCTTACAGAGCTTATCTAAGAGGAAATCTTTTTTAATCTGCTTTCCGCTTTTTACAATTCTGTTATCAGGTGTTGGTAGATGGAAAACGTTGTCTTTTCGGGCAGTATTCATGACTTTCCTCCTTTTTTGGATATACAGCTAAAACGGGTTGATAATCATTGTTAGATTACTCTGCCAATTCCTCTGCAAGTGCCACGTCCAGCAAAGTCATAACCTCTTCGTCAGAGACTTCAGCTTTTGCCGCCAACACTGCGATAACAGATTTTAGAGCCTCCATCTGAAACAGCATCCGTTTGTAAACTTCGTCGGTAATTTCCACGGTCACGCCTCCTTCATTTCGTTTGGTCTGGTCATGCTGTGGCAGCTTGGACACTCCAAATGCTCAACATTGACCTCATCAAAAACAGCTTGCCAGTCATGACCGCAGAAATAGCAGTAGACTGATTTTGTAACCCATTGCGCCGGATACTGGCTCATGATTTCCCTACCGCCTTCAGCGCGGACAGTGCTATCGAGTGCGCTTCTGCTCCATGGATAAACTTATTCCCTGCAATTTCCTGCAACGCTTTCAATAAAACATAGAATGATTCGGCTCTTGTCTGGGTATCATCGTAGTGCCCATCGAACTCTTTACCGCAATCTTCGCATTTTTTGTATTTGTAAACACCACCTGACGATGGGGTACCTTTTTGATACATGCTCTTGCTCTTGTGGTTCGAATGTCCGCCGCACTCAGGGCATTCAAGCGGGTGAATAAATTTTTTTACAGCCATGACAACCTCCTTTCGTAATCTAACCACGCCTCGGACCTGACCGAAAAGCACGTCAGGTCAAGGCGCAGCCGTTATAGTGCTCTAGTTACAGTTTCAAAGCTGCCACCAGTGCAGAAAGTTTACCGGTGGTGTCTCTTGGCTCTTGTTCCTCAATGAGTCTGGCCGCCGTTTCAATCGCCATATTGTAGCCATCCACAAAACTCTTCTCTTTGCAGCGGTGTATTTGCCGAGGCATTAACGGCAGTCCGCAATGTTCGCAAGGCGTAATTCCCATGTTCAATCCCTCCCCGTCATAGTGCTAAAGCTACCTGTTCGTGCTTCCCTTCGAGTGGATACCCTTGGAAAAGTGATAATTGTTGCATAACCCGCTCAATCCGTTCACACGCGGGCCAGAAGTAATCCGGGTCCACTTCATAGGCCGTCACGCTGTAACCGGCCTCAAGACAGGCAATCACACTGCTACCGCTACCCAAATGAGTGTCAAGAATCGCCTGCCCCTGCTTGGCAAAATTCAGGAGCAGCCAGCTATACAGCGGTACTGGCTTTTGCGTCGGGTGAATCTTGCCCTTGTAGTCGCCGCAGGCCAGCGGGTCCCGGTTGAAAATTTTGGCGTTGGCGTCAAAGCTGGTCCATGCCTGTTCGCACTCCGCATAACTCCGGTCCTTGAAGCCTGCCCCCTTATTCCAAATGGCAAAACAGCGGGTAGGCGGGAGCGGGAAATAGTTACCGCCCCATATGACCTGATTCCGGGACACCCGCCGAAGTTCGGCAAAATATTCAGGTGGTGGCGGCTCTTTGTCCCAGTCTTTCTTTGCCATCCGCGACGACACCCACTTGCCTTTCTGAGCTTGCCCAAAGTCGATACCATACGGAGGGTCAACGATTGCCAAGTCAAAAGCCTTGTCAGCCATTCCCTGCATTCCCTCCATATTGTCACCGAGGAAGAGAGTTGCTTTGCCAATCGTTACAGATTCCATCATCACCCCTACCGCACTATAACCAGCTTGCTGGTGCTGTCTGCGCTGCGCTTGCAGCACAGCAGCAGACCGTTATGCGTCGAGCGCCTTCAATGCTTCACGCAATTTTTCATTCTCGTTTCGTTCACTCTGCCGGGATGCCCTGAGAGTCTGAATAAGCTCTTCTTGCGCCTTAACCTTGGCTTTCAGCGCGTCAATAGCGCCTTGTTGCGGATATATCCAATATATGCAGGCTCTCAACAGTCTCACGGCTTTTCCTGCTGTACTTTTTTGCACTCTGCAGCAAGAGTCTCTTCCTTGAATTTTGGGTCCGCCATTTTCGACCAATCCAGAGTTTTCTGGTTTGCCTGCGCTGCCAGATTCACAAGGACTTTTTCAGCCACGCAGCAGCAGTTTCCATTGTAGTAGCTGACAGATACCGTGCCGTTTGTTGCTTCCCACGTATCTGGCCCCATCCAGCCGTGATGAGTTTTGACGCGAACCTCTGCACATCCAGAGGAAACGCATAACAAGAAAATGCAGCACACCATCAATACCGTTGTTTTCAGCTTGTTCATGTCAATTCTCCTTTTCCTTGTCGCACCCACTCAAGGGTGCTGATTTTCCAGCCGTTATAATCATCTTGGCTCTATGGCCTGTCGGCCAGTGCTTCGCGGGCAATTTCTACCAATCGAGAAAATGCATCTGGCCATGTGGTAATAAGTGCTGAATCCTTCCCAAAATCTCGGATTGCCGCCAAGGCCCAAAAGAACTTCTGTGCACCTTCTCGCCACTTTTTCGCATCCTCGGAAGCGTTGTCATACCAGAGCCGCCACTTGTCCACGCTCTCCCGATATTCATCAAGTGACTTATTCGCCTCGTTTAGTTCCTTGCGCAGATGTTCACTCAGTGCCTGTTCGGTCTTCTGCCCCATCATGTATGCCAGTTTCAGCATTTGCTGCTCATCACCCGACGGGCTTTCAATAAGCGTGTCCTCTCCATCCCGGAACAGGTAATCAATCGAATCCTGAATCAGCATGGCGCACGCCGTACGGTCATGCGTTAATTTCTCCTGTTCCAATCTGAGCGGGAGCGTTTCCAGCAGCAGCCGCAACAGGCAGTTTGCATCATGCTTGTCTTGCAGCTTCTGACCGCGCAACGACTCACGGAAGGCAATGTCGTCGCAGACAGCACAATCACAACCCTGCTCATGACCAGTCAATTCTTCTGCCGTTTTCATAGGCTCTCCCTTATTGGTGCTTCACATCCGCAAACCGGACAATATGCCCGTCTGCCCCATTGTATGCGACGGTCTTCAGGGGCACCCCGCCAGCCGCATTGACATGAGGCAATCGGCTTTTCCCCTCGACCTCTCCACGGATTTTCACAGCCACATTGTTTACACATCGTATGCCTCCGGCAGTGCTTCGCACTCGCCAAGATGATTCTAACCAAACATTCAAGCGGGCTGGTAAAGCCCGCCGCTTAATTCAAGCCGTTATAATTTTTCTACCTTGGAAGCCGCAATCGACGGTCTCGCCCACTGCCTGCCCCATTTCTGCCAAACTGGATCACGACGCCCTGAGTTGTCCCGGTACAGCATCGCCATCGGTAAAAATCCTGCATCAATCGTTTGCTGCATCCTGATCTTGGCGGCGTCGAGCGTATCAGCAGGCCAGCCACACAGCACGTAAGCACGGAGGGCGTGACTCGTTGTGGTGAATCCTGCATCAAGGAGCATCCGGCCTGCACGTTGCAGCGGTTCCAGGTCATCGGGCGTGTCGTTGGCAAAAAACAACTGTTTCGGCTTCAAGTCGCGAAGTAAATCAACATGCCACTGCTCAAGCCGCTTTGCCTCCATTCCGCCAGTAAATTGCACCGGCCCTGCCTTTTTGTTGCGTTTTAGCATGGCAAAAACTGCCCGCTGGTGTTCTTCGGTGCAGGCGAAAAGGTTGTCATCAAGCACGTTCCAACCGTCTGTTATCGGCAATTCCCGCACTTCATGCCCCTCTCGCCGCCAGACAGAGCAAAACCAGCAACTATTCGGGCATCCCCGAGAAGTTAGAACGAAGCCCTGTTTTACGTACCGCCCCGGCACAAACTCCCTACCAGCCTCACCAGTGGCAGGGCCACCAATACGAACCGGCGCAACGCATGACCACGCCTGCGCCAACCGTTCAGCAAGGGGCAAATCCCATGTGAAAGTACAGGAGACATGCACCTCATCAGCCTCGTCGAAAAGGTCGGGCTCCGTTCCGATCCTGACCAGATCGTCAACAGGTGTTGCATTCGTTTTGCGGGGAAAAACCCTGATGATTCGCATTCCTACTCCATGGCCCGAAAAATTATAACAATACACTGGAAACAGACTTCGCTTCGCTCGCTGTTCAGTTCAAGCCGTTATCGGTATACCATCCATCCTTCTTCGATCTTGTCCAGACGCTCAGTGATTCTTTCAATTCTATTTTCCAGATTCATCACGTATCCAGCCAATACAAGGTTGTCAGGTACTCCGAGCTGATGCGCCTTGTCTTTGACGCGCTGTTCCGCCTCAAATTGCCAGATAGCAACCATTTCTTCATGGAAGCGGGTTAGCTCATCGCGGTGATCTTCAAAGCCCTCGGTATACTCAATATCCCAACAAGGGTCGTATTCCCATTGGCGCTTTAACTCCTTGATTTCGGACTCTGTTTTCATATTCAACTCCTTTCCGATAACCAGCGTTCCGACCAGCCCGAAAGCTGGTCAAACGCATGGCTGTTCGGCGCGCCCACTCGCTTCGCTCGTTAAAATCGCGCGCCGAACGGAGGCGGCGGATGAGCGGCTAGCCGGTGTCCAGGTCTGTAGCGGTGACGATCAATCCGGTTGCAGTGGCCGTGAGATGGACGAAGTTGAGGATGGGCATGGTGGCGCGGCTGTTGCCGGCGATCTGCTGGATGCGGCCGAGTGCTTCGACAAACTCTTTCTTCGGCACGGTGAATTTCATGGAGCCTCCGTGGGCGGCAGCAGTTGCTCGAGGACTGCGCCGGTAAATATATTTTTCAGGTTCTCTTTCATGTCGATCAGTCTGGCGGCCTGCTGTTTGTCTAAGCCGCTGGCTTTGATGAGGGCCAGTTCCTGGCTGTTGAAGACGATGTGACCCTCGGCACAAAGCCGCTGGTACTCCTCTGGGTCGTCGGTGATAAGCAGGGTGCGGCCGTCGGCGGCGGTGACGGTGTAGACGGTCGGGGTTTCCGGCTCGGTTGGCGCGGCGGCGGCTGGTGGTGAAGCAGGGACACTCGCGCCAGGTGCAATACAGTCCTGTGGCGGCAGGGGCCGGGGTGCGGCTTTGGGCAGGGTAAGGATGGGGGGGAGGCCCAGCTTGACCCATTCCCTGATATCAACGCCGGCCTTGTAGGCGTCGCCAGGGTCTTTGCCGACGGGTACGGGGTGACGCTCTGCCTGGGGATACTGCTGCTGCCACCAGCGGGCGGCACGGATGCCGGCTTCGTCGCTATCCAGGGCGATGAGGATGGCGAGGGCTTTATCGAGGATGGCGGCGGAGCCGGTGTCGGGTTTGGCGGTGCTGTTTCCCTGGGAGATGACGCCGGCCAGGTCGCGGCTGTGGGCGTAGACCATGATGGCATCCAGTTCGCTTTCGACGATGACAAAGGCTTTGAGACTGCGGCCGAGGATCATGGGGGCGGTGCCGGAGCCGGGGACAAGGTAGTAGCGCGGTTCGCCTTCCGGCTTGCGGATCCGGAGGCGGTGCAGCTGGCCCTGCTGGTAGCAGGGAATGACGAGGCCGATGGGGAGCCAGAGTTTCTTTCTGGTGGTGCCGTCTTCTTTATAAACGCTCTCCAGGCCCCAGGCTTCGCGGCTACGGTAGAGGTCTTTGCCTTTTTCGCCGGGGTTCCAGCCGAGGCGTGTTTCTTTGACGGTGTCAAGGTTGATGCCGCGCTCTGCCAGCCAGGCGAGCTGAGTGGGGTTATTGAGCAGCTGCTCGTGGGCCCAGTCGGCCAGTTTGGTGGCGTGCTGCAGCCAGAGGTCGGCGGGGCCGGTGGTCTCCCTAGGGGTGAAGGTTTCCGGATCCTGGGAGGGCTTTTTAAAGCGGGGTGCCTGGTATTCGGTTTCGGGCTGAAGCTGGCGGCCGATCTGTTTGCACGCTTCGGGGAAGGTGAGGCCGTCGATCTTCATGAGGTATTCGATGGTATCACCCCCCAGGCCACAGGCGCGGCACCAGAAACTGCCATGCTCGCCCTGTTCGGGCCAGATGTGGAAGCGGTCGGTGCCGCCGCACTTGGGGCAGGGGCCGTGGTATTCGCCCCCCTGGTGGCTGGAGGCTTTTTTGTAGCTGCGGCCGGAGCCGGATGCGATGTCAAGTAAATTCATTTCAGTTTAATCCCCTGATACCATGTGTATCCGCTGCGCTTTATTGATTTGAATCTGCGTGAAAATATGGAGCCAAAAACTTTCTGCGATATTGATGCAGAAGAGTAGTCCTTAAACCTGCTATAAATTGCTTTTGATGGAGTTTCAATTTTATCAGTGCATGCGACGCAGCAATCTTTCACAAATTTTTCAATCACCTTGACTACTTCCTCTGTTGCATCAGTTTTCCGAGTTTTCCCACTTCCAGCACTATTCTCCGGTTTACCAGCCAGACCACAGTAACCAGACTGGGTATTAAACCAGCGCCAGGCCATACACCCAGAGGCGACACAGCGATTGTTATCGTTGTAGTCTCCCCTGGGAGTCATCGGACAAAGTTTATTAAGTGCGTTTTCGTGTTTCATTTTAACTCCTTCCATGACGATACGACCAAAACAGGACAGTATCAGGACAGTGTTTTTCGTCTGTCCTGTATATATAAAGCCTTATATTCTTTATTCTTTTTATATGTAATAGGACTATGTAGACAGAAATGTAGTAAAGTCCTAGTAAGTAGTTTAAAAATATCCTTCGACTTTCTGACATTTCGGTCATATCGTCCTGATACAGTTAATTTCTATTGTAATTAAAGACGGTTACAAAGCAGGACAGTTTTAAAACGTCTGTCCTGCTACTGTCCTATGTCCTGTTTGCCTCCGCTGCTGTTTGCATATTTCTCCCGCTCCCTGCTGTATATGAAGCCCCGAAAGCGCTGGCCATCATCGTCCTGGCTTGACGTCTTCGGGGTAGTGATGTTCGATGCCGTCCCGCAGGATCAGGCCGAAGTAGCGGGTGGTGCCGCCGACTTTGTCTTTCTTGTGCTGCTTGCTCATCATGGTGCCGAATTTCTTCTGGGCCGGGCAGCTGCCGGGTTTGCCGGAAATATTGACTCTGTACCAGCGTTTGAAGAGGTTGTAGAGATCGGTGGCGTTGACCCAGTTGGCCGGGCTCAAGGTGCAGCATTCGTCGACAAACTGGGTGATGGTGTCTTCGCCCAGGCGGTAGTCTTCGGTGGCGGTGGTGACCATTTCCGGCGGGCGCAGGCCATCCCGCTGCCACTCCAAACAGCCGCGCACCAGCCAGGCAAGGATGCCGCTGGCTTCGCTTTTGAGTTTCTCCCGCAGGTTGTCGTCCCGCTGTTTCTGGTTCGGCTTGGCCGGATCGGGATGGGAGACGAAGGAGTAGAGAAACGGAATGAGTTTCAGCCGCTGCCAGAAGGCGAAGTCGTCGCCCGGGGCGTGGGGCAGGTTGTTGGTGAGCAGGATGAGCAGGTGGGTTGGCTCGAAGTCGATGTAGTCTTTGGCGTTGAGGTCGCGGCCTTTCAAGGTATCGCCGCCGGAGTACCATTTTACCTGTCCGGGAGAAAAGCGCCGGCCTTCGTCGGTCTCGCTGGCGAAGGCGATGCGCAGTCCTTTCAATGCCATGATGTGGGGCGTGGGGCCGGAGGGTGTGGCGGCCCGTCCCTGGTCGAGGAGCATTTCAGCGGGGATGGGTCCGGCGACGCTGCCCAGGACGTAACGCAGGGTTTCGACGAGGACGCCTTTGCCGTTCCTGCCCTGGCCATTGAAGACGAGGAAGATGTGTTCAAGGGAGAGGCCGGTCATGCCGTAGCCGAGGACGCGGCGCAGAAAGTTGATCAGCTCCTGGCGATAGGTGGCCCGTTCTTCTGGGGTGGCGGTGGGGTCGGCATCGAGGGCGCTCTCCAGAAAAGCCTCGAAGGCGGGGCAGGGTGCGTCGATCCCTTTCCATTCGTGGGGGACGTATTTCAGCAGGTAGTCACTGGGGCGGCCGTCACGGATCCTGCCGGTCCTCAAGTCGAGGACGCCGTTCTTGCAGGCGATGAGCCACGGGTTGACGTCTAGTTCATCACCTTTGATGGCGAGGGGTTCTTCGATCCGGTGGGCGTAGATGATGCAGTTGGTGGCTCCGGATCCGGAGCGCAGCCGGCGGACTCTTTTGAAGTAGTCTTCCCGCAGTTTCTTGTTCTTGTCTTCGCCGTCTTCGTCGCTTTTCAGATCGGCAGCGGCTTTCAGGTAGATTTTGCAGACTTCCTCGACGCCCTGGTAGCGCTCTTCCATGGCATCGTATTCCCAATGGTGGCCACGCCAGACGAGCCATTTGTCAAGGGTCTTGTTGTAGATGAATTTGCCGCGGTGCAGCTGGGCGAATAAACTGCCGTCGCCCAGTTCGTTGGCCTGCAGGCACTGACGTACTTTCTTGGGGGTAAGAGCGCTGTCTTCTTGCGCACCAGGTGCGGCAGCGGCAAGCAGTTCGGCTTCTTCCTGTTTCCTTTGCTCGACGGCGGCTTTCATGTCGATGACTTTGCTGTCCTGGTCAGGCATGGGACTCCCAGAAGTCGACCCGGAGGAAGAGATCGTTGACGGCGTGCCAGCTCTTGCCGATAGTTTTGGCGATGCGTGCCTTGTCCCAGTTCATGGCCCGATACTTCAAGGCGATCAGGGCAAGGGCTGGCGCCCAGTTTGTATCGAAGAGCGGTGTGCCGCGTTTGTTTAACCGGCCACCAACGACGAGCGGTCCGTCGACTCCGGCGAATGTCTTAAGCCACCATGCCGCTGCCGACTCTTCGGTGACTCCGGCAAACATTATATTTTCAGGCGCTATCGCCATATCTCCACCACCGAAAAAATATTATTCGTAACCAAACAGTGAGGATCGAATTACCCACAGTCGGTAGGGGCTCAAAAGGACCCATTAAAAACTCATAAGGATTGCTGCTGTCTGCCGGTTCCCTTGTAGGATGATTGGAGAGATATCTTTCCCTTTGAGAGTGAGAGAGGGGCAGGGAGAGTGCGACCCGCTTCCTTTGATTGCGCCCCGGTGGGGCGTATGATCACAGCCAGGATGACATTGTGAGGCGCCTGCCATTACCATCTCCCCCGGCTGATCTCGTGATCGATCTCGGCCTGCACTGCTTTGGCGATCTCGGGCCTGAGCTGCTGCTCCACGATCTTGCGGCCGATGCCGTAGAAGTCGAAGCGCTTGCGATAGGTGGGCGCCTTGGTGGGGAAAATCAGCACAGGGCGCAGGCCGCGAGGATTCATGGCGTTCAAGGTCTTCTTTAGCGCCAGGGTATGATTGGTGCTGCTACCGGCCGCCACCTTGGCCGTTGCCCGGGAGATCTGGGAGCCGGTGGATACCCGGGCGTAAATGCCCGGCGGCATCTTGCCCCGCTGTTTGGTGAGCATGAACATATCGCCGGACTTGTTCCCCTTGCGGGTGCGGTTCATCTTGAAACCCGACTCCCGGAACGAGCCGGACTGGGATAAGATCCTGGTCAGTTGGCCGCGGCTTAGATTACCGTACTGGTCAAGAACCAGCCCTTTGCCCGGCACGGTATAGCGTCCGCCCAGCCCCATCTCGAACGGCTTCTTCGGGCGACTGCCACCCTCCACCTGGGGAAGCAGGTAGTGGTCTTTCTGGGAGAGATTGGGCGGATCCTTGAAAAATACCTTGGCTTCGAGATTTGGAAACCGAGCCCGAGTAATACGCAGGCTGTTCATGGTAAATGGGGTCGGCCGGTCAAAGGACTGGCGCATCCCTTCCTTCTCAGCGTCCATCACCTTTTGCGCCACGGCGTTGATGCCGTTGGCAATGGCATAGGGCACCTTGCGCTGCACCCGGTCCAGCCGGGAAAGGAGGTCATTGACCCCTTCGACCTTGATGGTGATCATAACCCCTCCGGCCAGAACTTCAGTTTGAGCAGCTGGTTTGATCTGCCCGGTTGGTAGAGGTTGGCCGGATCCCGCAGCATTACCCCTTCGCCGCCCTGTTTCTGCACCATCAGCAGGAACAGCCGGGCTTCGGCAATCTGTGAGATAGGCACATGGGGTACAAAGATTACCGGAGAGTTGGCAGTGGGCAGATTTGCCCGGAGAAATTCGTAACGCTGGCGGTAATTGCCGGCCGAGGTGGGAGCATCGAAGGCATGGAAACGGCACTCCGGAGTCCAGCGGCCATACTGCACCGCCTGGCGTGCTGCCTCGAAATTTCCGGGACCGGCATAGATTTCGCCATCCAGGGCATAGGTAGGCAGGGCCATGGCAATACTGGTGGGCAGGCTAATGATGTGTCCGCCGCGGCTCCACATCTGGCAGCCGTCCCAGTATGCCCGGCAGCCGTCCAGCTTCTCGCTCATCAGCCAGCCCGATACATCCTGGCGGTTGTAGTCCATACCGTGCATCATGTCCTTTTCGCTGATCATGCCGCCCTCCTTACAATCCGCTCCTGGTAGCACTCATTGAGCAGCTCCATGATATGCTCCGGCGTGACCTCGCGCTCCTGGAGCCAGTCGTACAGCGGCTGGTTGGCGTCGAAGTTCAGCACAATGACGCGGCCAGGAGGCGAGGCTAGGAGGGGATTGCCGGTAGGAACGGGGGGGACAGGGGAAGGGGCTGTAGGTGGTATAGTGGCACCCTTGCGGGCAGCCCACTTGTCTTTATCGTAATACTTGCGGCACTTGCCATTGACAGCCGCCAAGGTCTGACAGCCGGCAACTGAGCAGATTGGTTTAGGCGCCGGCGGCTGGGGCGGGTTTTCCTTCTTATCGTGGTAGTAGCATTTAGGGCAGAGGCCGCGCCCCGGTGATTTGCACTCCTTGCCGCAGCTCTTGCATATCGTCAACTTCTTGCTCATCTCCTCACCCCTTCGCTCGGATATCTCCACCGCTTTGCCCAAACCTGCGCAATCCTTGCAGGCAAAAATCTCGGTATGGCCGGTGCGCTGCCGGTTCGCCTCGCACTGTGCCACCGTCAGATCGGCAGACAACCGCTCACAACGATAACGCTGCTGACTGGCAAGAAAGCGCTCAACGTCATCCACGGAAATAGCCTCTCAGCTCATTCTTCGAGAGCACGTAATCCGCCACCTGCTGGATATTGATGCCATGCTGCTCCTGGATCTTGCGCAGCGCCGTCTCGATGGACACATACGCATCCACCAGCTCCTCCGCCACACGCTCCATACTCTCGCCTTCGTTAAGGGCATTGACCGCTTCCAGCAGTTCACCGGAAATATGATCCAGCTGACCGGAAAGGGTGAACGTATCGACAAACTTCGTGCGCGGGAAAGAGTACATTATGGCCGTACCCCCTCGATCCCGCGCCAGCGGATCTCTTCATAGTCTGAGCAATTAACCGGCTTGCCATTACCAATGGCGAAGAACACCGCCCGCATGATCTCAACTTTCTTGCGGCAGCCCTTCACCGCCAGTTGGCACCCGATACAGGGAAACGTCACACCCGCGATGGTTTTCATTCTTCGTCCCTCACGATCCACATGGCTAACAGCAATACGAACGTTCCGGCCGCAATCGTAATAACCGCTATCATCGCGGCGCCCTCTCGCCGATAAGCTTGATCTCCTGGGCCTTCGCCTCGTAATAAGA